TCTCAAGGGATTTAGAGGCCCTGTGCTACACCCTAGGGTCAAAGGTATGCGTAGAGAACGCTGGACCCATGAACGGCGAATGGGCGATAGAGGACCGCATGAACAAGAGGTGGAGGCGCAAGGTAGACTTCCTTGTACACGACACGATTAAATTAGGCAAATGGATGAACGTAAAAATATACTTAAAATGAAGACATACAAGATAGACGCATACAAATTCGAGGAGCTGAACCATGAGGCAAAGCTAAATGTAGTTTTTTGGATGACATCCACCTTTGAGCCGCTTGAATATGAGAGGCTAGACGGAAGCATCGGCTACGATTATTGGCACTCGACGGACGTGGAATACATTGAAGATTTTTGCAAAATCAACGGATATTTATTTTCTAAAAATGGTGATCCGATACACAAATTAATAACTAAAGAGAAATGAAAAACTGGAACTCAAAAATAAACGAGTACACCCCGATAGTCGGGGACAAGACAATAGGCAAGGCGAGGACAGCCATAAGCATGAAGCAAGGCGGCGTACCCGTAAGAATAATTGCCAAGGGACTGAAGCTAAGCCCAAGTAGAATCTACCAATACCTAAGGGATGAAGAGTAGGCTACTTACGGACGTCATCTATCAGATAAACAGACGCCTTGGGATCGACATCACGGACAGAGGAAGGAAGCAGTACAACGTATTTGGTCGGACTATATTCCTCAAGATCGCTACCGAGTACTACGGCGGGACGTTGAAGGAGGTTGCCTCATATGTCAACAGAGACCACGCCACATACATCCACCACAAGAAGATGTTCAAGGAGCTGGAAAAGATGCCGATCCACCACAAGGTATACCTGGAGGTGTGTAAGCACGTTAGACACAGCTACAAGGACTATGAGGGGTACGAAAATGCTTTGGTGACGGAGAACGACAATCTCCTGGACGTAAAGCTACTAAAGCTGGAGCTGGAGGTGGAGAGACTCCGCGACGACAACCACAGAATGAAAAAACTGCTGGAGAGCTATGACACCCTAGAGGATCACGAGATCAAATACAGGAGCCTGCCAACCGAGAAGCAGCTTCTATTCAAGACAAGAGTAAACCCAATCTTAAAAATGATATAACATGGACTACAGAGACGCACAGATTCAGGCACTAAGAATTCAGAGACAGGAGACCCTGCTAAAGCTATTTATTTGCATGGCCGAAGACTGGGAGATAAACCATGACGAGTTAGATTTTTTCTTGACCAATCTATACCAAAATGACATGGAGGCGGAAGAGAATATTAAAAATTTCACGGCTTTTATCAAAAAGTCGACACAAATTTGAAAAGTCGACACAAGGTCGACACATCCTCAGCCCTTATAAACGTTGAGTTTGTGTCGAAATGTCGACTTTACCCTACCAGAATCAGAAAAAAATAAATAATAAATAATATATCTCTATAGGGCTATATAAAGAAAAAGTCGACACATCGACACAAAATGAAAAAATACATTGGGGTTACAAAGAGACACAAGGCGGGAAGGGTATGCTTCGTATCAAGGGTCCGCCACCAAGGCGTGGTACACTCCTGCGGGGTCTTCCCAACCGACGAGGAGGCGGCGAGGGCATACGACAAGGCGGTCATGAGGCTAGGCCTAGACAAGAGGATGAACTTTTTTAAGAAAAAACTTGCACAGTAATAATAAACAAACTAAATTTGCCCAATATGAAATCAACAACAGAGATACTACATGACCTATTCAAATCATTCGATATGGACATCAGCCTTGCAGAGGGGCGCCCAGGTGGGAGACAATTCAGTGATCTACAAGGGTATAAAATTCACAAGGACTCCAGAGGGCTTAGACCTTCTGACGACAGAGACAGACTTCTATGAGAAGATGGAGGGCCGACACGTTGAAAACTTCTACCAGATGGAGTTCGAGATGGCGGTAAGCACATACCTCTTCGACAAGTATAGCCGACAGATAGACATGGTCGGGTCATACATCAAGTACGAGTGGACGCACCGAAAGAACAGAAGGAAATACGAATATTTAAAGAAACTAAGGACCAACATAATAAAAAAATTAAGCGATGAAAGATGTAATAGACAAGTTAAGGGATGACGAACACTACTACGGCGAATTTGGCCGTCAGTATATGTCCAACAGCAACATAGGGGCCCTCCTAAACAACCCGTCAATGTTTGGCGCCGTAACGCAAGAGACCGTACCGATGGTTGTAGGAAGATTCCTACACGTCGCGCTGCTGGAGCCCGAGAAGCTAGGCTCGTTTAACGTCGTAGACGCATCGTCACGCAACACAAACATATACAAGGACGCATCTCCAGGGCGGATATCCCTCCTATCGAAGGAGGCCGAGCAGCTTCAGTACATGATCGACAAGATCAAGGGCAACAGGGTCATGAACACGGCGATCTATGAGACTGGCAACAGGTTCGAGGAGCCAGCGGTCGGTGAGCTGTTTGGATTAAAATGGAAGGGGAAGGCCGACATCCTTTGCAAGGATCGGATCATCGACATCAAGACCACTGGTGACATAGACAAGTTCAAGTACAGCGCCGACAAGTATAACTACGACAGCCAGGCATACATATACAGCGTACTCTTCGGCGTAAAGATGGACTTCTTTGTCATCGACAAGCCCACGCTAAGGCTAGGTATATTTGAGTCTACGGATGAATTCCTACTGCGAGGTCGCGAAAAGGTGCAGCGTGCCGTCCACATATACAACAAGTTCTTTGGTGAGAGCCCGACGCACGACATAAACCAATACATACACATAGACTCACTATAATACACATACAGCCCAAGCGGTCGGGGCAAGATCGATCGTAATTTAAAACAAAAAATATGAAGGTTATAGAGAGCTACCAGCAGGACGATTTTCGGGAGTTTAAGCTAGAGGACACCAGGTTCTACATAAAGTTTGGCTATATGCCTAACGGCGAGTGGAGGATACAGATAGCCAGGAAAAACGTCGTAGTGTTTACACATGAGTCCCCTGGGTTTTATAAAAACAATAAGAAAGGCCGCGCGTTCGGCGCCCCAAAAAAGGGGTGGATCTACCTCAACGCCAAGCTATGGAAATAATACAGCCCAAGCGGTCGGGGCATGACGACCGTAATTTAAATTTTTTTTACTATGGCAAGAATTAGCCACCAATCAGAGAAGAGCGATAGCTCTAACCCCGCTACTAAGTTTTTAGAGTGGAGGTCAAACGACAAGGAGTTCGATTACTTCGACAAGGCCTTGAACGAGAGCCTTCTAAGTGAAGGCAAGACCAAGGAGGACATTAAAGCCGGACGGCTGGCCAACGTGCCCGTGCCGCTACCGTTAAAGTTTGTCTTCATCCAGCAATACCACACGGTAAAGGGTTGGCACAGCCAGCACAAGTCTAAGATCTATTCCAACGAGGTCTTCTATATCGGAAACGATCCGATTACCGTCCGTGCGCATAAGCCAAAGGGCACCATCCTGGCGACGGGTATTTACAAGGACATCAAGCCCCAGGTATCTGCGGTTGGTGGGAAGTACCACAAGTCTATCTATGTTATGCTTGAGGACGGCGAACTGGTAAACATCTCGCTCAAGGGCGCAGCCGTCCGTGAGTGGGGCGACTTCTTTAACCTGAAAAAGTTCCAGATCGACGACTCCTGGGTCACCGTGCCCGAGGCTGTAGAGTCTAAGGAGGGAAGCATCAACTACAGCACGCCAAAGTTTGTGCTGGGGGAGAAGCTAACCAACAAGCAGTCTGAATCTGCAGACTCTGCCGCGGCAGTGCTTAAGCAGCACCTCGACGGGTATTTCAAGAAGGAAGTGAAGGCGGAATATGCCGCCGATGTTGAGGCAGTGGAGACCGACTCTCTGCCATTCTAATTTAATAGGGGTCGCAAGGCCCCTTTTTTTTTAAAGCTATGATAACGATATTTAAAAACATAAAGGAGACGTCCACTCCGTTCTATAGAGAGATAGGCTTTGTCTTTGACAGAATCAAAAACGAAAGGTACGGCGAACTAGTGAGCATGATCAGGAAGGAGTCTGACAAGCACAAGAGAAACGAACTAAAGAAGGACCTGCCAGCGATATGCTTCAGCGGCGAGTTCACCAAGCGTGCCGATGATGCGATCACCAGCCACAGCGGATTTATATGCCTAGACTTCGACGGCTACTCCACCAAGAGGGAGATGCTTTTGGCCAAGGAGGCAATGTCTTCAGACCCGTATGTCATGGCTGTCTTTGTCAGCCCATCAGGCAACGGCCTAAAGGTTGTCGTTAAGATACCGCCAGAGGTGGACAACCACAAGAGATATTTCGACGGCCTCAACAGCCACTTCGGGTCGGAATACTTCGACACCACCTCGAAGAATATCTCCAGGGTGTGCTACGAGTCTTCGGACAGGGACATCTACATCAACATGGACTCTACGCCATGGATTAAGATGGCCGACGTGGAGTACCTACCCATGGACAGGGATACATACGACCCCACCATAGCCATATCAAACGAGAACAAGATCGTAGAGATACTCATGAAGTGGTGGAAGAATAAGCACGGCCTGGTCCAAGGGGAGCGCAACCACAACGTCTTTATCCTGGCCGCCGCCTTCAACGAGTACGGGGTCACCAAGTCCCTGGCGGAGTACATCATCGGGTCTATGAAGTCTAAGGACTTCCCCATGTCAGAGATCCAGGCGACAATAACCTCGGCATACAGAAACACCTCCGCGCACAACACCAAGTACTTTGAGGACACGGACACCGCCTCCAGGATACGCAACTCAATCAACAAGGGGGAGCTGAAGTCTAACATCATCAAGGCATACTCTGACGTTGAGGACATCGAGGACGTTGTAGAAAAAATATCGGCAGATCCCAGCCCTAAGAAGTTTTGGACTAAATCTGACAAGGGGCATATAGACGTGGTGCCACACCTGTTCAAGCAGTTCCTTGAGTACAACGGCTTCTACAAGTTTTACCCGCACAACTGCACGGTATACATGTTCGTGAGAGTGACAAACAACCTCATCGAAAAGGTTAGCGACGAGACGGTTAAGGACTTTGTCCTTACCTACCTCTCCAGGCTGGAAGACATTGGCATATACAACTGGTTTGCGAAGAACACGAAGCTCTTTAGGAAGGAGTTCCTGTCATTTATCGACACCGTAAACGTCCACTTCATCATGGACGGCCTTGAGTTTAGCTACATATACTTTAAAAATTGCGCCGTCCTGGTGACCAGGGGGAGCATAGAGATGGTCGACTACGTTGACCTTGACGGGTATGTGTGGAGCGACCAGGTGATCGACAGAGACTTTGAGCATTGCGAGGCTATCGACTGCGACTACAGGAGGTTTATCCACAGGATCTCGGGGGACGACCCCAAGAGGGTGAGGTCTGTCGAGTCCACCATCGGATTCCTTATGAGCGGATACAAGGACCCAGGCTACTGCCCTGCGGTTATCTTGAATGACGAGGTTATCACCGAGAACCCAGAGGGGGGGACGGGTAAGGGCCTGTTTGTCCAGGGCGTCGGAAAGATGAAGAAGGTGATCGAGATCAACGGAAAGATATTTGACCCCAAGACCCAGTTCGCCTACCAGACCGTAACCACAGACACACAGGTTGTGTCGTTTGACGACGTGAAGAAGGGCTTTAACTTTGAGAATCTATTCAGCACAATAACCGAGGGCATCACCATAGAGAAGAAGAACCAGGACGCCATCAAGATACCATTCCACAGCAGCCCGAAGATTGTCATCACCACCAACTACGCCATACGCGGAAAGGGTAACTCATTCGAGCGACGTAAGTGGGAGCTGGAGCTTCGCCAGCACTACAGCATGAACCATACGCCTGTAGACGAGTTTGGCAAGAGGTTCTTTGACGAGTGGGACGATGAGGAGTGGTGCTCCTACGACAACTACATGATAGGCAACCTCCAGTACTACATCTCAAACGGGTTGGTTATCTCTGACTTCAGTAACCTTGCGATACGAAAGCTTGGCAGCGAGACCTGTCATGAATTCATCGACTGGCTCGGGCTGGTAGACGGGAGCAGGCCGACAGATGTGTTGGAGTACAACAAAAAATTGTTTAAGGATGACCTGTACAACGACTTCATCCAGGACAACCCCGACTTTGCGCCCAAGGCCAAGATGACAATCTCAAGGGCTTCGTTTTATAAGTGGCTAAGCTACTTTGGAGCCTTTAAGAGCGGCGTCGATATTGTGGAGGGGCGCGATGGCATGGGGAGGTGGATAATGTTTAGAGACGAAAACTATGGCAAAGAAGAGGAAGGATCCAATATTGCCCTTCGATTCTGAGGACTTCAACTGGTGTGTCTACAACGACTTCCAGGTCTACAGCGTCAAGGCCTCCAGCGGTCGGTACAAGATCGCCGTCAGGAGGAACGGGATAACAACCAACGGGCTCGACAGCATCGTCATCGATGGCGTCACCATAAAGTCCGTCGAGACCGTCGGGGAGATGAACTTCAGGACCCTCTCCGAGCTTTCGGCCTACCTGCCGTTTTTTTATAAACAACTAATAAAAAAGTATGGTTGAGTTTAGAGACTACCAAAGGGAAATAATAGTAAACGGCTCCGAGGTGTTGGGTCGGTGCGGATTTTTGTATCTAGCGATGGAGGTCCGTACTGGCAAGACGCTGACCAGCCTGGGGATTGCCGAAAGGCTTGGCCTGAATAGCGTCCTGTTCATCACCAAGAAGAAGGCGATGTCCTCAATCGATAGCGACTTCAAGATGATGCAGCCGTCACCTATTTTTTTGCATGTGGTAAACTACGAGAGTCTACACAAGATACCAAGCCACTCGTGGGACCTTGTCGTCTGTGACGAGGCGCACACCCTCGGCGCATTCCCCAAGCCGTCAAAGCGCGCCAAGCAGGTCCACAAGATCGTAGGGGCTGCGGGTAGGCCGATGGTGATGCTGCTATCTGGGACGCCGACCCCAGAGTCTTACAGCCAGATGTATCACCAGGTGTATGGGATCGTCGGCAACCCATTCGCTCGCTACAAGAACTTCTACAGGTTCAGTGACGACTACGTCAAGGTGGTGACCAGGCCCATCAACGGGTTTAACATTCGTGACTATAGCGGCGGGAGCAGGTCTATCCTGGAGGCGATGGACCGATACACGATCTCCTTCACCCAGAACCAGGCGGGCTTCGTCTCGGAGATCGAGGAGGAGGTCCTAACGGTTCCCATGAAGGCGTCCACATACAGCCTCTGTAGGGAGCTTAAAAATAATTTAGCTGTCGAGGGAAGGGACGAGGTTATTCTAGCCGACACGGGCGTTAAACTGATGTCTAAGCTGCACCAGATGTACAGCGGGACGGTTAAGTTTGAGAGCGGCAACTCCATGGTCCTTGACTACTCCAAGGCTGAGTTTATTAAGTGGAAGTTTGACGGGCAGAAGATCGGGATATTTTATAAGTTCAAGGCGGAGCTTGAGGCTATTAAGAAGGTATACGGGGACGGCATATGCACAGACCTCGAGGTATTTGACTCCACAGACAAGAGCATCGCGCTACAGATCGTCTCTGGCCGTGAGGGGCTCAGCCTAAGGAATGCCGAGTTTATTGTCTTCTACAACATAGACTTCAGCGCCACATCCTACTGGCAGGCTCGCGACAGGATGACGACAAAGGACAGGAGGTACAACAAGGTGTACTGGATTTTTTCTGAGAACGGGATCGAGAGGAAGATATATAAGGCCGTAAAAGAAAAAAAAGACTACACACTGAGTCATTTTAAAAAAGATTCTATAACTTTGTAATATGCTGGACATTGGTAAAGATAAAGAGAGGGAGTTCTCCCTCTTCTTTGACAAGGTGACCGAGGCCTCTGACGGGCAGGACATGAAGGAGCACTGGGACTTCTGCGTCAGGTACGACGTCAAGATGCTTAAAAGAAAAAACAGGGGCGGCGAGCAAGACGAAAACATACACTGGGTAGAGCTCAAGAATGTTAACGGGGAGCAGGGATGGCTCTATGGCCGGTCCGACTTTTTTGCTTTTGAGCTGGAGGATTACTGGGTCATAGTCTCGAGGAAGGAGCTGCAAGGATTTATAGAAAAAAAATGCGTAGAAAAAACATGGTCAAGGACCCCGAGGCTATACTCCCTGTACCAGAGGGACGGGAGGAAGGACGTTATTACTTTGGTGAAGAGCATCGACCTTATGTATATTTCTACATCGATAAAGAACAAATGAGCGAACAGACGTATAGACCAACGGCATTCACAGGGATGCTTCCATACTTCTACGTCGGTAAAATATATAGAGATGACGGAGCAACAGATCCAGAAGAAGAGGATAGATCAGCTGGAGGCGGAGGGATACTACGTGATAAAGCTGGTGAAGACAAACAAGAACGGGATACCAGATGTGGTTGCGATAGCGCCAAATGCAGATGTACTGTTCTCTGAAATAAAAACTGAGACAGGGAGGCTTTCGAGGCTTCAGGAGTATAGGCTAAAAGAATTAAACGGATATGGATTTAGGACAGAGGTCTACAGAGGAAATAAATTGTCAGATAGGGATAGAGGCGGCGATGCTGATCCTGGAGCTGACAGAGGACCAGCAACAGACCTTTTTTGATAGGATCGTCGGCACAGAGTTCGACGGCGACGAAAAGTTCTTTGGGATGGCGATAGACTGCCCAGGCGAGGAGTCGGTCTTCCTGGAGATCTGGATAGCCAAAAACCCAGAGGCGCTAGACCACCAGACAATATTTTACGTTCAGTACATTGACCTAGACATGTATCTAGACTACGTTAACTTTAAAGACACACTGTGATGGAATATAATTATGAAGACGTTGACAAGGTTGTAAACTTTTCTTCGTGGAACGACAACAAAAAAATTCACGAGCTGTTTCGTATAGACAGCTACATGTATGCCAACCTTGGCACCGACTCTACCAAGAGGGAGAAGGATGATGTGCGGAGGAAGTCAAGGTATATATACAAGGCGATAAAGTCGATCAACCATGCCATCGGCCAGGAGCTGATGTACGACCTGAGGTTTGAATAGAGAAAAATTCATAGTGCTTGCGTCTAATGAGATGCACGACCTTATAGATGAAATCTATGAGGCACTAATGGACGCCGAGTACGAGATCGCGATTAAAAAACTCAACACACTGACCCTACTTGTTCGGGACATCAAGCAAACATTTACCAATGAACTATGACATAATCTCAGGCACCGAGTCTGCCTACGTTCACTCTCATCACCCTGAGGACCGTAAAAAAATACCAGTCTATTCTGGGGTGCTGAAATACTTCCCCGACGCAATCAAGGAGGTCGCCAAGTGCTCGCTCGCTGGCAATGACCAGCACAACGAAGACAAGCCCCTTCACTGGGACAGGTCCAAGTCTGGCGACGAGCTGGACGCCTTGGCCAGGCACTTAATACAGGCTGGCACCATCGACACCGATGGGATACGCCACTCTGCAAAGGTTGCGTGGAGAGCCCTCGCCAACCTCCAAAAAGAAATCGAAAAAGATGGTCTGTAGACAGTGTAAGAAAGACAAGGACGAGTCCGAGTTTTATGTAATAAAAAGCCGCCCATATAGAAAGAAGGACGGAACGACAATCACCTACTCCAACCCCACCCTTGACTGCAAGGAGTGCAAGAGCTTTGGCAAGGACAAGTATTATGAGGTATACATACTTCCGTTTGAGTGGTACGTCGGCATGACCAACAACATCGACAGGAGGATGGGGCAGCATAAAAATGCTGGCAAGAACATATCAAGACACTTCGTCATCTTCAGGTCAAGGAGAAGAAAAATAGCACACCTGGCAGAAACATTGCTCCACACGCTAGGTTTTAATGGTTTTTAGCCTTATATTTGCCTATCATAGCCTATAAAACCCCCGACGAATAAAGATCATTTTAAGTGGTGATTGCTAGGGACAGCATTCCGAGGGGGTTTTTTATTTTCTTCTCATTTTATTATACAGATACCAGGTCTTTGCGCTAGGCTTCTTGCCCATGGTTGCCACGATCGCCTTAATAAGCTCACGCTGCTCTTCGGCGTCAAGATTATCCCCATACATCTGGTAAATTCTCGCCGCCTGGACCTCTGGGTTTTCTTCATATAAAAGGTCTAGCATGGGCCTACTTATCTCACTGCTCAGTGTGCTTCTGTAAAACTTCTTTAAGTATTTTTCGTGGTCAATAGGGTCAAACCTTTCCTTCACTATCTCGTATATTTGAGTAAGAGTGGGCTTTTTCCCAGTCTCCTTTGTGATTCTCCTTATGTCGCTATACGTCTTCTGTTGCTTAAGGTATATTTCGCTTTCAATGTTGGCCTCTATTTCATTTATTATGTCATCATCCTTATAGTCCAACAGTTTTCTGTTTGTATATCTGGTAATCTTTTTCCCAGCGCTCTCCATCATTTTTTCAAAAACGTTTTGCACCTCTTCTCCTACCGCATGGTCTTTAGAGTATAACCCTCCAGTGGCTGCGTATACAACGCTAACAAATGGGTTTGTTGACTCGCTTGTGATAATTTTTTCAACCGCGGCCTGTGACCTTTTTGGGGAAAACCCAAGGTTTGTCCCTAGAAACTTATAAATCCCAGCGACCCTTTCGTCTTCTAGCCCTTCAACCTCTGGGTTTACATTTAAGCTCTTTGGCCCTCTAAATATTTCTTGCTTTCTGAATGTGTCATAGTTTAAGAAGTATGCAATAGATGCCGAAACAGCTGGGTTTCTACTAGCTAGCTCGGTAGGTATGATTGGAGCCGCAAGAGCAACAGACTCTTTGATTGACTCTTCAGACTGATACTCGCCCTTAACGCCGTAAGCCTTTAAGGCTAGCTTATATATCAAGCTTTCAGCGATGGTTGCGGCGGCGGCGGTCACTGGCAACTTTTTAAACCTCTTGTACTCATACTCGCCCTCTTCATTTTTGTTCCCTGTAAATACTATGTGGTAGTGGGACTTTTCAAAGTCAGAGACAGAGTTTAATATTTCTAATATTTTCTCAGGGTCTTCCTCATCATCCTTAAGCTTTGCTATTAACATCGCCATAGATGTCGCTGCAACAGCGGCAGACATACCCATAAGTTGAAGCGTGTTTGACGCAAACTGCTTAGGATTTTTTTGAGCATAATCAGTCGCCTTTCGAACCCCCTGCATGGCCGCATTTAGGTATGGCATAACTGGATCGACCGCCTTTATTCCAGTCCCCCCCTGGCTAAAGTCTATCGTCTCCCTAGACTCCCTTGCCGCCTCAAACTTTATATCCTCAAGCTCTTGACCTACAGGGTCCTTCCCTTTGTTTTCCTTTCTATACTCCTTTATTAGGTTGTCTTTAGTCTTTTCGTATACAGCAATCCTAAACGCAACCTCAGACGTTTGGCCTAGGTAAGACATAAACTCTCCAAACTTGACAAACGTCTTTTGCGCTGGCTTTAGGAATCTATAAACCTTCAGGTCTCTTAGCGCCTGCAATCCCTCGATAGACAGGTAGTCCATTGCTCCACCATGCTCCATAAAGTCTTGATATATCTCATTATACTTCTTAGTGCTGGCAACCTTTCTTACAAAGGCAGAGACGAAGTCCCAGGCTAACTGCGCCCCGCCAAGTATCTTGTTGTTTGAGTATACATCTGAAAGCAAAAGAATGTTTGCAAAGTCAACCGCAGTGTTTCCTACAATAAATAATGGATTACCCCCTGTGGCAAAGAATCTTAAAATATTTGCTCCACTCCATTTTGCTGCAAATTGGATGTGTTTATTGTTTTCCTTAATGTCTAATAACTGACTAGCCAACTCACTCTTTAATATAATAGTCTTCTTGACTCCGTCTTCATAAAAACTAATCTTACTATACCCAGCAGGGACTTTTTGGCTGTCGTACTTGTATTTTTTTGATCCGTCCTTCTTCTTCCCGACAGCAGGGTTCTCTAAGATTAAATCATCGACACCTTCTTTTTCTGATTCAGTCATACTTTCGGTGGCCTCATTAAAAGCCTTGAGCATATTGTTCTCAAACACTTTTGATTCGGTAGCTGAAATATTCATCAACAGCAGCCATCTTGAGTCAAAAATTATATCGTTCTCATTTTCGTTGCTAAGCGACTTTATATCTTGCGTTGACATCCCTATTTGGTTTGCAATCCGATCTAGTTTGTCCACATCTTCACCCTCTAGGAGTAGGTACTTTATGGTTTTTATTGGAGAGTATTCAACGTTTTTAAGGTTGTCGTATACCTCCTCGCTTATCCTTCCAGATTTATATAGTCTGTCTAAGCTGTCGCTAAACTCTTGGAAGTATCTGTCCGCCCTTTTGTTTAGTTTGCCATACCTAGCGGGGTCATTATTTCTTTTTAGATCCAAGTCATCCTGAGCATCTCTGTCAGAGAAGCCATCTTTTCCAACATAGGGAGGCATCCCTCTCTCTTTTCTGTTCTCGTTTATGGATCGTATTCTCCTGTTGTATATTATACTGTTAAGGTCCCTTACCTCTTCCTTGCTTAGGCCTCCATAAATTTCTTTGTCAGCCTTCTTAAATCTAAAATTAGCATATCCAGTCGCCCCTGCCTTTGTCACAAGTCTCGCCATTGCTCTAAGAGCCTTAGGGTTTTTTATGCCTTTAAGGAGCATCTTAATTTGAGTCTGGCGATCAAAGAAAATCTCTCTAATTTTAGGCCAGAAGGATTTATTCTTCTTCGCCCTGTCTTTTATATTCTTGTCAGAATCGGCCTGCATCTTATCGGTCCTAGATTCCTTCTGCTTACGCTTGGCGTTTGGCTGCAATCTTTCCTGTATCTTTAAGAACTCAGACGGCGTTAGCTTCTTAGGGCTCTTTCCGTCGGCGCCAGTCTTAATGTTTTGCCCTGTGTCTAGGTCATACAGTGACTCTTGGCCAAGCTCTCTACCAATCCTCAGGGCCTCCTCCCTCATGGAGGGATCCGCGACAATGTTAATGTCTATGGACGAGTCTTTGCTGTCTGGGAACTTATAGATCCCGACCTTAACATTGTCTGCGCCAATAGA